AAGACTTAGTAACCTTCGACTTGAACATCTTATGATCAACACCGACTCTTTTAGCAGCAACCTTGTGAGCATGAGCAGTGTTCTGCGCCTTAACGTGAACCGAACCAGCAGCAACTGCCTTACCAGCGTGTTGCTTGGGGAAGTCTACTTTCCACATGCCGTGTGCTTCTTCAAGTTCAACTTCTTCGTGCATCTCTGGTTTATATTTCTTTTTGAATTCAGAGAATCTGCTGGTGATGTTTTTGTCAGTTGGATTGTCAGCGATATGGCGACCATGGGAAGAGTCTAGGAAATGCTTCACCATTACGTTTGGTTTCTTCGCATCTTGAAGATGTCCAGCATCACCCACCAGTTTCTTAGCATAGCGGTGCATGGCGGAATATCTCTTATCTTTCTCAGCATCGTCGCGTGCTTCGACAGTGCCATGGTATCCATAACCCTTGTTACCAGAAGTAACACGTGTCAGTGCTTCTTCGATCTCTAGCACCTTGGCATTCAAAGGTTTGCGACCTTCTTTCTCGGTTGCTTTCTTGTATGCAACATCCATATCTTCGTCTTTGTCGCTCTCTTGTGGTTTCAGACCAGGATTTGGATGATACCCATAATCTCCAGGTTCAGGGAATCCCTTCCTAGGATACTTCTTGGAATCTGCTTCTTCTGGTAAACCCTTCTTGCGTCTCTGTGCAGCAGTGAAGTGATCAGGTGTTCCAGTATCTGGATCCATCTTCAGTTTGGCACCTGCTTTTTTTGCTACTGCTGCCTTTGCCTTTGCGATAATGTCAGTTGCTTCGGGCACGCAGTTGGGAACCATGCGCTTGCCCTTTTTCTTCATGCCGACACGCTTGTATCCATCCCAGCACTTCTCATCAATCGCCTCTTCGCTGACAGACTTCCATCCGCCACCCTTAGATTTGTAATACTTTGCTGCCCAACCATTAGCATATGCTGAAGGATACACATCAAACTTCTGCTTTGCTAATGACTTTGCTTTTGACCATAAAGATGGATTAGTAGGTTCATTACCTTCCATCATAAATTCTTCTGTGTTTACCATAACAGGTTTGTTCCCTTTTCCTTTACGATCAGCAACTGGATCTTCTCTTCTTTTTCTACGAGCAGCAGTTGCTCTATCATCTTTTCCCATACTATGGGCCTTAGAACGTGGCATGCACTTTGGTTTACCTTCTCCTGGTTCTCTTGCACAATCACCTTTGATCTCACCATCGGTGCCTACACGAACCCAGTCGCCTTCTTTACCTTTACCAAACCACTTTCTAAGATCTTCGTTCATTTCTTTTTCTTTTCTTTCGCCATGGCGTCAACTGCTTCCTTGTTCTCGTTTATCCAGCGTTGAAGTTCTGTGAGTTGGACTGCGTTGGACTGGCAGATGGCGTAGTTGCGGATGATTCCGACGAGGGCATCAGTGTCTTTAATTCCTGAGGGGGACGCATCAGAACTTCTGGTGGCGTCGGCATCACTGGCACTGGCACTAATGTCGTGCGTGAACACCCAGCCGTTAGACATAACAGACTGACTAGGAACAGTGTTTTTAGCGGCATCAACATAAACATATTCTTTCTCTCTAATAGTGTTTGTTCTATCAACATACTCAGTAACTACTTTGTTGCTAATCTCTGAATTCTTTTTCTCCAGTTCAGCAACCTGTGCGCTTGCCTTAGCAGCAAATCTTTGCAGTTCCACCTCAGCATAAGCAGATCCCTTCATGTAACCATAAAGAAAGACACCAATAAATGCTGCAGCAATAGCGAGCAACTTATATGGTAATGGAATCATTCTGAGCATATCAATTTCCCTCAATTATCCTATATTTATTCTTATGAATTTGCTATCAATAGAATACTATATTCACAAGACGCCGCAGTACCAGCGTTCGCGGCAATCATCGTAACATCTAAGTCTGTTTTCTCTGGCAGTTGCAGAGGAACAGCGAACGTATAATCAAAAGTTGATTGATAAAGCAAGAATGTCATGGCACGATTGAACGATCCACCATATAATCTATACTTGAAATACCCTGTTCCGTCCTGACCCTTACCAATATTAGCAGTTCCCTGCATCATATATGCAGTGTATCCAGCAGGAACAGTGTATTGTGCACCTTGCCCGATACCGTCGCCAGCAGCGATATGTCCGACTGTTGAACCATTTCTTTCGAGGTGAATCTCACCTGCGTTGCTAGTAGAACTACTATTATATCTTACAGAATTGATACGGATAAATGAACCAGATGTCACAACAGGAGTTGTTCCATTTAACGTAATTGTTTCTGTCTGTGTCGCCCATGTGGTGGAATTTAGACCACTGATTATAAGAGAACCAGTGTCACTGGCAGAAGAACTGTAACAACTTAGTGTTCCACCTGCACCCCACCCAGACCAAGGATAAATTACAGAGTGTGACCAGAAACTTTCCTCGACTCCATTAGAAAATGCAGAATTGACACCTGTCTTAAAAATACCAGACATACCTGACACTAGACCACGAGCAATGTTCAATCCGAATGTGCTATTCTCAGAGACGGCAGCACCACCTGCTTGTGTGACAGGTAGAGGATTAGCAGTTGTTACGAGTTCACCATCGGATGTTACAAGACCGTGGGTCTCATAGAATTCGTCGTTCGCTCTAATTTGTGCCACTTTAAATTCCTATAAACTGTTTGAAAGAAATCGACTCTTGGATTCCAAGACCACGACGAACGTCTTTATACATCTCACGTTTATGCGCAGTTGACATAGAACTTGGTGCCATCGAATGAAATGTTTTTTCATCACCAGAAGATGCTGCCTTGCGCATCTTAGTAGCAGATGCACCAGCGACACCCTCGTCAGCATCAGTTCTTGTTCCGCCGACTGTCTTTACCTTGATCGAATCAAAATTGAAATGACCATGGCGACCTTCGACATTATTATACTTGTGTATTAATGCGTGATATTCATGTGCTCTATCGGATCCAGCATGAACAACTAGATGCTTGACACCTTGACTGTGTAACTTGGACAAGTGATGGAGTAGAGTCGGTGCACCCTTACTCAATGCTTCGACATTCGCAGTCTGGAATGCACGCTTGAGGTGTTTGACTTTGAGGTCTGGAGTCAGAGGGTTCTTATTACCATCATGTGTTGCGGTAGTAAGGATTGTATGGTGCGCATTGTCTTGCCTTGCAGCATTAAGAACATGATTGATCATCAGCGCATGACCAGCATGAACAGGTGCAAATCTACCTATTGTCAAGTGATGAGTTTCGCTCATTATCCTCTACTCGCTCTCAAGATTTCACTACGTGCACGATTCGCTGCGGAGAAACCTTCACGGTCGACAATCTTCAGACCATTGTGGACATATCCTTCACCACCTGATGCAGCACCACCAATTGATGTGCGGAAACCACCTGCTCCAGAAGAATCGATTCCTCTAGCAAGGTGGTTAGTTGCTTGTTGTAGGTGGTGGTGGATTTCAAATGTATTATAGAATTGTTTTTGGTTCTTAGAGACATGATCAATCATGTCATCCATTATCTTTTTCTTAGCAGTTTTTGTCTTTTCCGTCTTGACAGCATCAATCTTTTTCTGATGCCACTTGGCAAGATAACCTTTATACCCCTGTGCCGAGGGTGTCTCGTTAGAAGTAAGAGTCGAATTGATATACTGTCTAAGAGTTTGCTCGTGTCCAACATGATGATCATGACTATGCGATGCCATCATTTGTTCTGCCTTTTTCAGATGTTCATCTGCTTTAGACTTATATTCTTTCGGGATTTTGTTTTCGTCTTTAGACACAAGGTGCTGAACAAGATGAACATCAGGATGATTGTTAAATCCTACTAGACTTGCCAGCGGTTTGGCACCAGCGGAAGTTAGTTTGCTGTGAATTACAGCACTTACTTTAGATTTGGCAAGTGCTTTACCCTCAGGACTATCAGCATCTGTGGCATATTTAATTGTGTTTGGTGTGTGAGAGATGACACCATTTTCATGCTCTCTAGATTCTCGATCTGACATGTATCCGCCCTGATACTCACCTGGAGTATGCGGAATAACTTTAGGAAGATGTTGTAATAGTAATCCCAGAGGTTTAGCGAGGTATGGTTTATGACCATGCTGCTTTTCAATATCATCTTGGGAGAAATTGTAAGAGGAACCAGTTCCCTTATACTTAACACCGACTTTACCGTCTGCTCTACGAATAACATTGAATGACATTTTGTCATCAATCTTACGAGTCATGCTTGGTGCTTTGCTCGAAGAAACCTGCTTCAGAGTTCTCAGTGCATGTTTTGCTGCTTGTGGTCCATCGAATAATCTATCGGATGGATGCTCAATGTGAAGAATTGCTGCTTCAGAAAGGAATGATATGAAACTTTGCATAGGGATCCTAATATAATGTTACCCCCTATTTATAACAATTCTTTCCCATGTAAAATTCAACTTAGTGTCTGTGTGCACAATAGATTCTATCTCAAACCGTGGGGTGTGGAATACCATGTTCTCATCATCATAGATTGGAATCTTAATAGTATCATCTACCTTTGCCTTTCTACCGCCACGTCGACACGTCAAAACCAACCAATCTAAATTGATTTTTTGATAGTCTTGTTCAAGTTGAGATAACAGTTCACGATCCCCATAATGGAATGGCACAAACGATTCATTATATCCACCAGAATCCAAGAATAGTTTTTTCGGTATAAGAAATTGATTTAATGCCATATACGTGTCTCCTCGACCTTTAAACTTGGCATTAAGTTCATACCAAGAATTAAGATCGAGGGTTTCTTCTTGTAATCTTTCAAGATCGGATGGTTGTAGTGTGTAGTCTATGTCTAGAAACAATAACCAGTTAGATTGTGCCAACCTTGCGCCAAGATTGCGACATCCATGACTGTTGAATCCAATATCTTCAGTAACTCTATACAATGAAAAATTAATATTATCATTTAATGTGTGTTCTCTAAGAACATTTAATGCAGGTTCTATCTGAGAACCATCATCAATTAATATAATATTTACTGGAGTATTATAGTAGTTCCATCTCTCGATTTGAGTTTCGAGGAGGGATCTTTCATTGTAATATGTTTGAATTATTGTTATATTATTGCGCGACAATTCCTGCCATCTCCTCAGAGGCATCAACAACAGTCAAGTCAGTCGCAGGAAAGTCTACTGACTGTGTCAAGTGATACTGCATGTATTCATTATGCGTCATCATTTCATTAATATACAGTTGCCAACCCGAAAGAGTTTCATGAAGTTGTGGATAGTGATTCTCGATCATATGTCGCTTAGAATCCATGACCTTACCGATCTCTGGTAGTGTCGGTTCGTGATTGAATCTAGCAATAATATATTCTTTACCGCCAGATGCTCTCCACAGAGGCATATCTTCTGTTCCTGCATTTGTCCACACCAACGTGGTTGCGACCAACTTCAGGTTCAATTCTTGGGTTTCAGTTTCTTCAGTCATAATCTATCCTCTTATTATAAAATGGTGATGCCAGTAGGATTCGAACCTACGACCTAGAGCTTAGAAGGCTCTTGCTCTATCCAGCTGAGCTATGGCACCAATTACTTTTTAACTATACTATACTTATTGGATTTTGTCAAGTCTTTTCTCGGAATTTATTTCTTTCAGGATAAACAAACCACCCTGTTGCAATATACTTTTTCCCGACTAGATCTGGATTTGCTCGGTGGATGTGAGTATATGCAGCAGGCCATATAACCAGTGTTCCAGCAGTAGGTGTGAATGCCAGTTCCTGATGTTTAAATTCAGTTTTTCCACCTTCTTCAACATCATTCAAGTATATCATCCAGACTGCAAACCTTCCTGGGGATTCTCTACCAGAACCTTGTTCATGATGCCATTGATGAAATCCGCCACCATCTTCCGATCGCTGGAATTTCCATCCTGATGACAATACTTCATAGACTGATTTAGAAGTTGCAGAATATGTAGTATTATACTTGCGCCAACCACGGGCCAACGCTTCCATTATCTTATCCTCTGTCGGTTTCAATGAACCATAGCATCCTCTAAAGATATTCCAATCAGTTCTGCCTGCATCATCCGAAAGAATACAAGAATTCCCTGGATTTGGGCGAGAAATAATATCATCGATTCTATCGCATGCCTCGGCACATTCCGCAGCAGTCAATACGTTCGGATATAGTTCTATAAAATTAGAAGTCAAATTTAGACAACTCCCTCGTGCGAGATCCAGATGGAGTCCGCTCAAACACAGGAACAGCATCTTGTCCTGAGTCGGTGATACCTTGTTGCGCAGATAATTCTAGATCGAACAGTTTCATTTTACCACGGTCGATACCAACCATGAACCTTTTATTTATAGCAGGGTCATTATACCGATTCTTCAACTGCTTAACCATAAGTTGACCCATGTTCTCAAGTTCTTCAGTCGAGATTAAAGCAAACATTAAATCGGCAGTCGCAGGCAGACCGAACGATTCCGAAGTATCAGTTAGATCCACATCACTGTTCGCATATCCACCACGAGTAGTTTGAGTGGCAGAAACAACAGGTAAATCAAACTCAACTGCGAACCCACGAAGTTCTTCAGCAATCGCTTTCACATATGTATAAGAGTTTACACCTGCTCCTGCCTTGAACCGACTGGATGCACAGATGTTAAGATAATCAACGAAGATAATATCTGGACTAAAGTTGCGCTTCAGTTGTAGTTCATTTAACAATGCTTTGAAGTGACCGACATGCGCACTGGCAGTTGGATACTCCTTGATGATCAACTTACCCTCAGTCTTTTTCTTAATCTTATCAATACGATTATCGAACATGGACTTTGACAGATCCTTAAGATCCTGGATATTAACATTCATCAAGTTCGCATCGATACGTTCAGCGATACGTTCTTCTGCCATTTCCATGGTGATATACAGAACGTTCTTACCTTGACCCAAAGCACCTGCTGCCATGTGACACATGAACAGAGACTTACCAACACCAGTGCCAGCAAGCGCAATGTTTAGTGTCTTATTTGGCAGACCACCATTAGTAATCTTGTTGAACATGTCAAGATCGAACGGTAATTTGTTCTCAATACGATGGTAGAAGTCATATCTTGATTCCGAGTTGTCAAGATAATCATGACCAACATTATTATCGAAACATACACTCAACGCATCCTGCAGAATAGAGGGAATACCATCTTGAGTATGTTGCTTATCTTCACCATCGATAATCTGAATCGATTTCATGATTGCATTGTATACTGCCTTGTCCTTACAGAACTTCTCAGTTTCTTCTAGCAACCACTTGTCGTTCACATCCAGGGAATCATCTAGATGTGTCAGTTTTTCATTGATACTTTTAAATTCATTTTCGTTTATACCACGGTCATTCTGCACCGCAATTTCAATTGCTTCGACCGTCGGAAGTGAATTATACTTCTCGATAAAATCTCTGGCATAATTAAAAATCTTGCGCTCAGAAGTATCATGGAAATATTCTGGTGTTATGAATGGAATAACCTTGCGAGCATAGTCTTCATCAGAAAACAACTTACCCAGTATAATCGTCTCGATTTTCTGCAATTTTTAACTCCTCTATCTCATCATATTCATTTGCAATTTTAATGCAACATGGTTCACACACAAACATCTCATACTCGAGACCTTCTTCGATACCGTGAAGGCAAATAGCAGGGTCATTCTTTTTCAGAACGACCCCACACTGATCACATATCTTGATTTTCGTATTCTTCTGAAATATCTTCGTCAGAAATGTCCACATTATCACCCTCCATCATTTGTCCATTACCCATGCGATAACGATTCTCAATCCATTCACCGAACGTCGGATCAGTAAGAATCGGCAACCAGAAGTCTTTGTTATAGGTGTCATTGAGACGATACTTCTTGTCTTCACCAACACGTTGGTACCAACCGTTGCTCGGTTTCACAACGTGACCAGATGCCAATGAAATATCCAACAGACCTGACCACTTACTGATACCACCTTCGAAGGTAACTTCAATTGGGATCTTTGACTTCTCGCGAACGTAACGAGACTTCTCGACGTTGATGATAAAGTTGTAACCA